ACGACGATCACCTGGGCGGCGAACTCTGCCTCTCAGACGCTGACGATTAAAGCGACGATCACGACGACAGTCGGCACGTCGTACAACGTCATGCTTCACGCGGTCAAGTATCTCGGGGCGGCCGCGGGTGCGACGATCTCCGGAACGCTGGCAGGGGTGACGGGCTCGATCGCGGCATCGGAAAGCCTTTCTAGCTCGATTGCGGGACCGCTCTCGGGCGTTACCGGCTCGATCACTGCAGGCGAGAAGCTGCCCGCGTCGCTGAGCGCAACACTCGCGGGGGTGAGCGGCGCGATCTCAGCGAGCGAGGCGATCGGTGGGGTGCTCTCGGGCGCGCTGGCCGGCGTATCGGGTGCATTTTCGGCGAGCGAAACGGTCGCGGCGGCTCTGAACGGGGTGCTGTCCGGCGTAAGCGGCGCAGTTCAGGCCGGCGAGGTGGTCCCGGCATCAATCAGCGGGGCGCTCGCGGGCGTCGCGGGCGCGGTTGCGGCGCGCGAGTCGTTCGACAGCGCTGTGGCGGGTGCTCTAGCGGACGTGACAGGAAGCATCGCGGCGCACGTAATCGACAGCGTAGGCGCAGAGATCTTCGGCGTGCTGGCGGGCGTCGGCGGCTCGATCTCGGCGTCTGTGACGCTGACGAGCTCGCTCGCGGGTGTGCTGGATGGGGCGTCGGGGTCGATCGTGGCAGGAGAGCGTCTGACCGCGGCGCTCGCGGGCGAACTCTCAGGCGTGTCGGGTGCATTCGTCGCGCAGGTGCAGGACGCGCCGGACGTGACGGTAACGATCTCTGGCGTGCTCGATGGCGCGACCGGTTCGATCCGCGCGTCGATGGTCGTCGAGGTTGTGCACGCCGCGACGCGCCTTGTGGTGCCAGCCGAGCGCCGCTCGCTTGGTGTTGAGGCTGAATCTCGGCGCCTCGTCGTCGCCTCCGATCCGCGGCGCGTGACGGTGTCGGCGGAGCCGCGCAGATTTGTCGTGCCGGCGGAATCGCGGCGCGTTACAGCATAAGGAGCGACATGAGTCTTTCTCAGCAGTTGCCGCCGAAATCTCCGGCCGCAATTCTTCCGTACGAAATGGACTGGTCGCAGTGGCTCGCAAGCGGCGAGACGATCGCCGACGCCACCGTCACGGCCGACGCCGGCATCACAGTGAATCCGTCCGGCAAATCGACGTCGACGAGCTCTGGCGTCGTCACGTTCTGGCTCGGAGGAGGCGCGAGCGGCGCGACGTACATGGTGACGATCACCATCACCACGAGCAGCGGCGCAACAGACAGCCGCACGATCGCAGTGTCCGTAGGCACTCGCATGCTTCTCAGCGTCACGTAACGACCGCTTCTCGAACTCAGACTGACAGCCGCCTTCGGGCGGCTTTTTCATTTCCGGCCATGAAAATCGAACACGAACACGAGCAGCACGACACGCTCCAGATCGACGTCTTTTACCCGGATCACGCGCCGCGCGCGGAGTCGGCGCTGTTCCGAAAAACGAAGCACCACCTGATCGCGGTGCTCGACACACCGTGCTGGGTCTGCGGCTCGAAGGATCAGCGCGAGGTGCATCACTTCCACGCGGAATGGGCAGACGCAAACGGCATAGACTTCGAAAAGATGCGCGCGATGCATGCGGGTTTCGACTGGTCGACGTACAAGGAGCCGAGCGACTTCATCGACTCCGAATACAACATGCTCGTGCTCTGCGCGAAGCATCATCGCGGCAGGAATCACGGCATTCACATGCTGCCGTATCCGATCTTCGTCATGCAGCGCAACCAGCGCGCGGACTTCGTCTTCTCGCCGGACGAGGTGAAAGCATGATCCGGCGACTGTTGCAGCTCGTCACCGGCGACGACAACGTGACGCTCGAACCGGCCTATGCATGGTCTGCCGTCGCGGTCGTTGTCGGACTCGCTCTCGAAGTATTCAGCGTCGTAACAGGCAAGCCGTTCGACATGCAGGCGTATGGCGTCGGCGCCGCTTCTCTCCTCGCCGGCCTAGGCGTCTCGGCAAAGCTCGGCAAGTAACTCTCCACCCTCGAAGGAAATCACCATGAAACGCACCATCATGCTGCTCGCGGCAGGCCTCGTCGCGCTCTTCCTCTCCGCATGCTCGACCGTGACGACCGTCCCGGCAAGCGACGCGCTCGCCAATCTGCAGAAGCAGGTCGTGAAGCAGTGCGCCGTCGTGCAGCCGTTCATGAGCTCGATGCTCGCGATGCAGTCCCAGTTGTCGGCTGATGCGATTGCGCAGCTTTCGCAGGCGTCGGCGGCGACCTCAAAGGTATGCGCATTCGCGAGCAACACGGCCGACGGCGCACCTGTCACTTTCTCGGTTGCCGACGTCCAGGCGCTTGCCACTCAGGCTATTCCGTCGCTCATTCGGATCATCGATCTGTCGCCGCTCGATCAGGCGCAGAAGACGGCCGCCGAAATCGCGATCACGGCCGCGCAGGTTGCCATCTCGACGGCGATTGCGAGCGCGCAATGAGCGCGTTTCTCACGTCCATCGACCTGCGCGACGCGGATAACACGGACGACGGCCAGTGGATTCTCTGCACGCCGCTCGTCTATCAGTCCGACGTCGCGGGCGAGACGTTCACCGTTCCAGCCGGATTCCAGACAGATCTGGCGTCGGTGCCGCGCTTGCCGTTCGTGTTTCTGCTTGCCGGCGACAGCGCGCGGAAAGCCTCGGTCGTGCATGACTTTCTGTATACGACGCATCCTGTGGCGCGAAATGTCGCCGACGCCGTGCTGAAGGAAGCTTCGCTACTGACGGGCGTTCCGAAGTGGCGTGCGTGGCTGATGTGGGCCGGCGTGCGTCTCGGCGGAGCAAGTCACTGGCAGTCTTGATTCATCATCTGCGCGAGCTTCGGGAAGAACACGTCGCACCGCTCGTGATGCGCGGCCGCGTTCCGCCGGGGGCAATCCGCCAGCTCGGCGCCGAGATCCGTCATCGGGAACTCCTCTCCGAGGCGCGCAGACCGGACACCACATTGCCGCCATTTAACCCTCGTTTTTCCAGCGCGAATTGTTGCGCGCGCGATACTGTATATTTAAACAGTATATGCTGGGATGCGCGCGACGCCCTCCGGAATATTAGGAAAGGCCATCTAGAGATATTAGGAGCCGGGTTTCTCCATCGTGCGACACTCCTGCTGTGCAAGGCTTTCCGGGTAGAAACCGACAAATAACCATGCTGACCGTCCATCAGAAAGACAGAAGTTGTTGTATCGCTTGATAGGCTTCCGATTCCGCGAGTTGTCTCCTAAGTAAATGCTAGATAAATGAGCACGACGGGATGCTGCTGAGAGAAAAGCCAACATCAAAATATTAGGAGAGCGTCAGGCGGATTTCGGGATCGTCAACCGAACGTGGCTGACCGGAATATCGAGCTTTTTGAAGTAAATGTGCGTCGTAGCTTCTCGGGTGTGCCCTGCTGCCACCATCAATTCTTTCGTCTCGTAGCCGGCGCGCTTCGCGTCCGTTAGCGCCTTTGCTCGGATGTCCTTGATGGTGTATTTCTTGGCCGCCAGTCCCGCTTTGCCTAACGCGCGCGTCCACGCGGCGAGAAGCGCTTCGGGTTTGTACGGCTCGAATTTGCGGTTGTGAATCACATGCGCGTCGCCGATGCGCGGCTGCTGGTCTATCTCGCGGATGCGTGCGAGCACGGCGTCGATTTCCGGCGTGATGGCGAAGTCGACGGTGACTCCGCTGCTGTCGGCGGTCTTGCTGGGTAGGAAGTGGATCACTCCCGCCGCGCGGTCAATCTGTGACCACTTCAGCATGCGAATTTCCGTCGAGCGCTGTGCAGTCAGGTAGCAGAGGTCGACAAAGCACTGCATCATCCGGCCATTGCGGGCGAAGGTCCCTTCCTTCGCTCTCGTGTTGCTCTTTTGCTCGAAGTGCGTCAACTGCTTGCGGATCGCCGCGAAGTGGTCATCCGTGATGTACACGCCGCGCCGCGGCGGGGTCTTGATCTTGATGTCGCGCACTGGATTGGTTTTCGTGTGCCGCTTTTTCACGCACCAGAAGAAGAACCCTGACAGAAACGACTTGACGTGGTTCTGCATGGTCAGCTTCTCATCCCAGAAGCCGAGCACGTCGCTGATGTCACCCGGCTCGATGTCTGCGACGTTCGCGTCGCGCAACGCGTTGCGCGCGTAGCGGCCGGTGCGCGCCCACGATTTTTGCGACTTCAGCGTCGGGCCCTTTTCCTCGATATAGCGATCGATCAGCGGGCCCGCGTCGCCGGTACCAGGCGGTGCCTCGTACTTGCGGCGCTCGACGACGAGCCGCGCCAGCATTGCGGTTTCGCCTTCGGCAATCTTGCAAAGACGGACCCATTTGTTTGTGCGGGGAACGACCCAATACCAGCTCGCGCCGTTGGCATAGACGCGAGCAGGGAGGTTCGTCGGGCGTTGGCGGCGGCGTGCATTCATGCGAAGGGCGAGCAGATTTTCGTGCGTTTGGTGGGTTGCTTGTCGTTGCCAGCGTCGAGGCCGGCTTTTCGGGCGCTGAGGGACTCGTACAGCGCCCATGTCATGATCGGCGCGCCGTCAAACGTCCGCATCACCTCAATGCCGAATGCGTTCTGGAACCACTCGGCCTGTTTCCCGTATCGCGTGCGTCCGGTGATTCGCTTCAGATCCTCGGGGCTCATCAGTCTTTCACTCATCCGGGTTCTCCAGATACGCGCGGCTGGCACGCATGAATTCTTCGATGTTGCTGGTCACTTCTTCTTCCGAGGCTTTGTGATCGGGTCGCCAAGCTTGAAATCGGCGCGCACGATGTACATGCCTGCGGCCCGGCAGAGCTGCGTGCATTCACGCATTCCGCGCGTTACATCGACATCTTTGGCGCCTAGCAGGTATGCGCCCTTGATCCAAAGATCGATTGTGCTTTCAGAAACGGCGATGAATTTACGGCGCGGACCTTCCACGAGTGCGAACGCTTTCATGATGGATCCCTTGGGCAGTCGCATCCCGGTCGAACAGGCCAAGCGCAACCCTCATTGCAGAGGAACTTGTCGAAATCGTCGAGGAAGCGCTTGTAGGGTATGAGCACGAGGCCGGATTCATCGGCCCAAGCCTTCTGCTGGCAGTATGCGATGAAGATGTCGGTCGAGGTCATTTCTTCTCCTCGCCGCTCTGCGCGTCTATCAGGGCGCGGATTTCAAAAGCCGCTTCGGCCGGGTCGATGTTCTCGTCGCATATCTGTGCCGCCCGCTCCAGCGCTTGGCGCTCTGCGGCTTGCCATGCTGAAAACATCAGATCTTGAACCATCGAACCTTGATATTTCGAGCGCTTGCCAGTCGGCTCGACCGGGTATTCGCGCTCGAACCACGCTTCATATTCCTTTCGGCTGGTCACGATCCGCACTCCTTGTCTTGCATTGCTCGGTCGATGGCGGCTTGGTGCCAGCGTTCCAACACTGGATCGACCGTCGCGATCAATTCTTCGATCAGCTTGCGCGCCTCGCGGTCGCCGCCAGTTATGTCGTTCATGCGGTCGTACAGCCCCGTCGCGATCAGCGCCTCGCCGATTGCCGCATGTGGATAGCGCGCTGCATCATCCGGAGTGGGGTGGGCGGCACGTTTGAACATGCCTTCATACTTTGCGAAATCCGCGCGGTCTTTATCGCTTATTGCCCGCGATGGGCGTTCGATAATCACCGGCTCCTTCCTCTCCGCCAATACGCGGGATTCGAGGGCGCGGGAGTTCCACGCGGCAATGGCCGTTGCTTCCTTCTCCGGCGAAAACGCGACGCACAGCCCTGTCTTGTTGCATGCTGAATCAGGCGGGCATGAAATTCCAACGATGCCATCCCCGTATTTTAGGAACGGTTTTCCACCGCAGAACGGGCACGGCTTCAGTTCTTGTGTCATTTCTCTCTCGCAATAGGTGTTTCGCCAATCCATCAGGCGGCGTCGGCAAGTTGAATTCGTTCGCCGATCCAGCGCATCACCGGCACGGCCATGCTATTGCCGAGCGCCTTGTATCGCGGGCCATCAGCGGCGGCCTTGCCGCGCACGTTGATCAGCGTGTAGTCATCGGGGAAGCCTTGCAGGCGCTCGCACTCGCGCGGCGTGAGGCGGCGCACGGCCGATCCATGAAAGACCGGGTTGATGACGCCTGCGTTGTTGCCTGCGCTCGCCCCGTTCGAGTTGTGCCACGAGCTCGTCAGGGTGTCGGCGATCGCGTGCAGAGCACTTCCTTTCGTCAGGGTCGGCGACGGGCCGGGCACAACGCGTGACCGGTTCTCGGCGCTGGTGATCTGCTGAAGATCGAAGGCGACCGCTCCAACGCCAATGCCACCGCGGCCACCGTTCGGCGTCAGGATCGCGTTCGCCGTTCCATCTTGTCGATACTCGAGTGCGTGTCCATCGTCGCGGCCACGAATTGCGAGCGTGTACGGTTGGCACGGCACAAGCGGCGTGCCGCGCCCAGTGCCGTCTTTACTGGCATCAAAGCCCTCGCCACGCAGAGAGTGCGCAACGAGCAACGTCTCCGTCTCCGTCTCCGCATCTATTCTCTGATTGCTCGTTGTCAGCGCGCGAGCGACTTGCGGAATCAGGCCGCCATCGCACTCGAAGTCGGTTCCGAGTCCGCCACCGCCTTTAGTGCGCGCGCTAAGGGTCGGGGCAATTCCTTGCCTCGATTCCCGGCGCGGCGCAGGATGCCCGAGCAGGCTTTCGCGCTCAAAAAGTACCGCTGCGGCACGTCGCCAGTCTCCAAGATGTCCGACAACGAACACACGGCGGCGTCGCTGGGCCACTCCGAAGAATTGAGCGTCAAGAACGCGGTAGGCGAACCCATACCCGAGTTCTGCCAGCCCTCCGAGAAGGGTGCCAAAATCCCGTCCGCCGTTTGAAGACAGGACACCGGGGACGTTTTCCCAGACCAGCCAGCGGGGAGCGAATCGTGCAGCAATGGCAAGATAGGTGAGCATGAGGTTGCCACGCGGGTCAGCCAGTCCTTTTCGGAGTCCGGCGACGCTGAAGCTTTGGCAGGGAGTTCCGCCGACGAGAAGATCGAGAGTTGCATCAGGCCATTCCTTGAATTGGGTCATGTCGCCGTGGTTCATCACTGCCGGGTAGTGGTGCTTGAGCACTTCAGACGGGAAAGGCTCGATCTCGCTGACGAACTGCGTTTTCCAGCCGAGCGGATGCCACGCGCAGCTCGCTGCTTCGATACCGCTGCACACGCTTCCAAATTTCATTTCGATCCTCGTGCAATAACAGCATTCCCGACAATGACGCTGACTCTCTGCCCGGTTATGTGCGAGAGCACTTCCACGAAGGCCACGCACGCGGCGTGGATGAGGGCGTCAGTGGCTTTCTTCGCGCGGCCGAGTTTGTCGAGTGCGTCGAGCAGCGCGAGGTAGGGGTGGGATAGGCGGATCATTGGCCGGTGGCTTTGGCGATTGCGGCGCGAGTCTTCTCGATTGCCGGCTTCCATCCGTAGTCTGTCGATCCAGCGTTTCCGGACTCAACCATCTCGTGTTCAAGAAGAATCAGCGCTTCGAGCAACTCAGGCGCGGCAGCGATCAGGCGGGCGTTCGCTTCAGCTCCGTCATATGCCAAACTGACATCGGCAATGAATCGTTTCTTGTCAGGACCCGGTATGCGATCGTCGTCGCCCCAGATGTATTGACCTTCCCAGCCACGACGCTCATACGTCCACGGGCCCGGCGTGTTCTTCTCGCTCATGCTGTCCTCTTTAATCGTTATCCGGCGCAGGGCCGGGAGTGTCAGTCTTCGGCGGGATCGGCGAGACCGGCCATGATTCGCGCCTGGTAGCGCGGATAGCCTTCTTCGACGAGCATTTCGAAGCGTGCCCAGTCCTGGTCGATGCCGGGGTAGTGGCAGTCAGCGCACCAGCGCGAGCCGAACACCTGCGTTTCCTTCCGGCACTTCTGGCAGCGGCAGACGATGCGCTCGGTCACGGCAGCGTCCTCCCGGTGACGTCCTGCACGTACTCGCGCATTGACGAGATGGCCTCCTGCTCCTTGCCGAAGTAGAAGGCGTAGAAGATCTTGTTCAGCAGAGCGGCCGTGTCTTCCGTGAACGCTTCCGTAGAGACGTTCCGCTTCTCCATTTCCTTGATCAGGTCGCTGTCGGACAACTCTTCGAGGATTTCGCTCTCATCGACGTACACATTGACGTAGGGCATGTCGTGCTCCTTAAACCGGGTGGAAATCGGGCGGGGCGTCGTCGACGGTCGCAACAACGCGCGCCGCGTCGTACTGGCGGATCGCCCAGGCGATGGCGTACAGGTTCCAGATGAAGTGGTGCGTGTATTCGTCGCACCTCCATTCCCAAACGTCCTCGAACATCCCTCGGAATTCGGACGGCTCGTGTTCGCGCAACAGCGTGCCTGCCGGACCAAGTTCGTATCCGTCGCCGACGTAGTCGAGCACGTAATCCTGAATCTCCTGCCAGATTTCAGCCTTTCGCTCAGCGTCGACGTGACGCGATTCGAAATATGATTCGAAGTCTCGCTTCACATGCTCGGCGAAGCGGTCGCCGCTGAATTCCTGAGCCTTCCCGCGGCCATACCCGTTGCAATCGACGGCTTGAAGCTTTTCGCACCAGTAACCCGGATTGATGTAGAGCTTCGCCGGGTCTTTGCACTTCTCGCGGAAGAACTCGAACATGTCGGTAAGGCGCGAGAACACGTACGTTCCGCAGTCGCCGCGGATCAGCAGCGCGCCCGGCCACGTCAGAATCTCGAACCAGTAGCAGCTGTCGCCGTCCGCCGCGCGGAACTTGATGTGTCGGTCGACGCCGTCATCGCGATGGATCGTCATCGTGTGCTCGGCGACATCGCGCTCGAAGCGTTCTTGCGTACAAGTCATGGTGTCCTCGTTCTTGTTTGAATCTGAGTTGATGACGCTGCTCCTGTCGCCTTTCGGCCTACCCATCACGGTCAGGGCAACGTCATCGGGTGAAATTAGGTGCGCGGCGCAGGCCACTTGATATTCCGGCGCGCTTCCGCGATCGCCTTCTCGGAGCGCCGGGTCTTCTTCGCGCCGTGCACGAAGAGGCAAACAAGGAACGCGACGAAAAGCCAGATGGCGATGATCGGGAGGTAGTCGGTCATAGGTGAGAGCCTTCGGGAGCGTTATGCGCAGCGAGTCGCGGCACAGCGCGCGTTTTGATGTTGTTGCTGATCGAACCGTGAGCAGATCGCGAGATAGGCGACCGCAACCAGAAGAGTTACTGTCCAGATTTGCCAGAGCTTCACGAGAACACTCCAGCTTTGACGGCGACGCAGAGGTACCAGAAGCATCCGATACCTGCGCCCGTCAGCGCAGCGATCACGGCCACGCCTCTATGAACCCGATCGCACGAAGCGAGCAGGGCGTTGTCGCACTCGATGCGGTTCATCACGCTGCGCTCCCGAGTCGTTCGATTGCTGCCTCGACGGCGCCGCGGCGCACGCGCAGGAGCGCCGTGCAATCCGCGCCGATCAGGTCGCTGGCGACACGAGCGAGAGCGTCCGCAACTGCGCTCAGGTGCTCAATCGTCGGTTGATTCGTCTTGACCAGTTCGTTCGCGCTTTCTAGAAGCGCGCGTTTGTTGGCGATCTCGCTCATGTCGACCTCAAGCTGCTCGGCGGTTCAGTTCGGCGATCATCTGCTCGACCTCGGCGTTGAACTGGAGGAGGCCGGGCAGGAGGATCTGGTTGATGTAGGTGTCATCGCGCGGGATGCGCTGGACGTAGAGGCGAAGCTTTTCGCACTGGCGCGGGTCGTATGAGACGAAGTCCCACCAGGCGCGGCCGGTGACGAGCATTCCGCCTTGGATCTGCGGGATGTGATCGGGCGGCACGCCGTCGAGCCACGTGCCGATGTGCACGCCTTCATCCATCGGGCATTTCATTTCGCCTCCGCCGTCGTTGTCGACGAGGAAGTCAGGCGACGCGCCGATGAAGGGATAGTCGGGGTGGCAAACGAACTGCGCTTCGACGGCGATGTTCCCGGTGTGCAGCTCGTACGCCTCGCGGGCGAACTGCTCGACCTCGGTTCCGTATCGCAGCGCCTGCCCGCTGATCTCGTGGCGGGGTATGCCCGCCATTCGCTCGAACGCGACCTCGCGCTTGTACTTCTCGCGCGGCGCCAGCGACTCGGCGATCTTCGGCTGTCCCTTGCGCGGCCCGGACTTGTAGACCTCGCCGGGCTCGACCTTCGACATCGCGATGGCGTCGATGAAGCGCGACGCTGTCAGCTTGCCGGCGCGCGCCTCGCGCCACTCGGTGCTGCGTTGCTCGATCACGTCACTCATCATCTGCTCCCGGCTCGCGGCTCGTTTCCATCGGCTCGACCGGCGTCGCGTTCGCGAGGTTGCCGATGCGGTCACGCTCGCCCAGACCAATCGCGGCGCGGTCTTCACGCGGCAGCTTCGACCACTCTTCCTTGAAGGGGGTGAAGCCGAACTGCTTGGCGACCTCCTCGAGCTGCTTGATGATCTTCTCGTGCCGCTCGGTGCGCTCCGGACGCGCGGACTGTTGCGCGGCTTGGGCAATCTGCGTCGGCGTCTGCTTGGCGCGCGGTGTGATGTCTTTCTCGATGGACTCGTGGTCGCTGATTTCCTCGGCGATCGGCATGCCCTTGAGCACGTCCGGAAAGACGTCGCGCAGAGCGAATGCGCGGGCGCGCATCTGCTTCATGCGGTTCGGGTATTGCGCCCACGGCCCTTGCTTTCCGATCAGTCCGGCCTGCTTGGCGTCCGCTTCGCTGAACGTTCGGATCTGCTCTTCCTCGCCGCGGCGCTTCACGCGACAGGTTGCGGTTCCGTTCTCGAACGTCTCGTAGACGTATTCGCAGAGCGACGAGGCGCGCACCAGCGCGAGCACCGCGTCACCCCAGAGCGACGGCCGACCGTTGATGACGGCGATGTTCTGCATGGCTTGCATCGGCTTCAGGCCGAGCTCCATGCCCCACTGGATGGCGACGAGGATGTTGCCGGGCTTCTGCTGGAAGTCTTTCGGCACGATGCTAGAGTCGGCGAGGTAGTCGGCGAACTTCAGCGCTTCGTCGAGCGACTTGGGCGACAGGTCGAAAGACTGCGCCGGGATCAGGTCAGACATGATTTCTCCTTGCCCCGGACTCGGCGGGGCGTCGTGGATTTATGCAGGGACTGCTTCGAGTTGCTCGAACGGGGCTTCAAGTTCGGCAAGAATTTCTTTCGCTTCGGCGATGCGTGCGCCGTGCGAATAAGCGCCTAGAGTGTGTTCAGCGTTCTTAGGCTCGGTGATCGTTTCAACGAACAGCGCGAGCAATGCACGCATGCGAGGCGCAGCGGCGATCAGACGGGCATCGGCGGGGCGCCACACGCTTTCGCATATCATGTGACCGCCGTAGAACTTGAACTCGTCGTGGCCGGTTCCAACAGCGCCAGCGATCGGTTCCGTCGTGACGACGCATCGCGAATCACGTCCAACCGACCACGTTCCGTCGGTCGGGATCGGTGCATTGCGTGCGGCGCGGTTCTCAGCGAGCTCGAGTTCGCGCTGCTCGCGCTCCAAACGTTCGGCCAACTCGGCCGCTTCGCGCAGTTCTTTCGCGCGTGCTTCCTCTTCGGCGCGGCGCTTCGCCGATGCTTCCTCTTCCTGTCGCCGACGCTCTGCCGCGATCTCTGCCTGCTGCCGCGCAATTTCGTCGCGCTGCGCCTGCATCTCGGCTTCGTGCGCCTCGCGCTCGGCGCGAAGCTTTGCTTCGGCTGCCTGCCGTTCGGTGCGCAGTCGCGATTCCTCTGCCTCACGCTCGGCGCGCGCCTTGCGCTCCTGCTCGGCGCGCTCGGCTGCTGCCTGGCGCTCGCGTTCTTCCTGCTCAGCGCGCAGTCGGGCGAGTTCAGCGCGTTCCTCTTCAAGACGCTTGGCTTCAGCCTCCTTCGCGACCGCGTCGGCGTGCCGCTCACGCAGCCACTTGACCGTCTGGTATTGCTTAGCCTGCGCCTCGCCGGTGAACTCGGCGAACTCGTCGATGGAGATCGCCATCTTGTCGAGGCTGTCGGCGTGCGCGGCGATTTCTGGTGACGACTTTGAAGAGACCGAGACAGCGTCGAGCATGAAGGCTTCGATCTTCAGCTTGATGCCGGCGACTCGGTTCGCTTCGGCCTCGGCCTTCGCGCGCTTTTCGATCTCGCGCGCTTCGTCCCACACATCGCGAAGACCTTGCAACCGGGACTCTTCCGCCTCCGTGATCGCAACGAGCCGCTTCTGCTCTTCGATCACCGCCTTGCTGAACGCCGTCGCATCCTCGCGCGCCGTCTTGCCCGCCTTCTCGATCTCGACGCGGGCATTCTTCAGAACCATGTACGCCGAATGGCACTGCGTGCGTGCGTCCGCGTTCTTGATCTCGACGATTGATGCCGACTGCGTGACCAGCTCGCGCAGCTTCTTCTCGTGCTCCGGCGTGCCAAGCGCGATCGCAGCGCGCTCGACAACCGTCAGTTGATTACCTTCCATCGTTCTCTCCAGTTCGCCGAGACTCAGCCGGCGGGGTTAGGACTCCTCTACACAAAGGGCTGAAAAATAAGCGCTCCTAGAGCGCTCATCGATCAGACCTCTGCCGCTCGTTACTGCAATTCAGTGACGTTCAGCGCTTGCCGATTCGTCGAACATCGCTTTCGCCTCGGTGGTCGCGATCGAAGCGCTGTCGAGGCGGATCGCAGCGCTGATCGCGCCTTGCATGGCCGACGCGCAGAATTCATCGTTTTCGAAGATCCACTTCTTCATTCGCGCGACCGACTCCGGCATCGTGGTCAGCGTCTCGAGCGCGATGATCAGATCCTCGTCGCTGACGTTCGACATGCGGCGATCGTGCAGTTCTGCGGTGCGCCGATCGATGTAGCGCTGCTTCTCTTCTGCGATTGCATCCTCGCGATCCAGCGCAGCCAGGTCACGGTCGATCGCGTATTCGCCTGCGCGGGTCACGCAGAACGGTGTGATTGCTCCCATCTCAACAGCCTCCGCGCTCGTCGGCCACGCCTTGAGCGATCAAGTTCGATGCAACCTCACGCAGCAGATGTTCGATCAACGCCCCTGCGCCACCTTGAGCGAGCCTCACCAGCTCGACCAGATCCTTCGCCAATGTGGACATGCCACGCTCCTGTTTTAGCGGTGCGTCGTTGTCACGGCGCACTGATAAAACCCTGACTGTTACCTCGCCACAGTCAGTGGGCGCCTTTCGGAAGCCGCTCATCAGGCAGCCATTTCCGGTACTTTTACGTTCTGCCGTCCGGGCCATGGGCAGGGCGATTACACGCCTATTCATCAGTCAGCAGGTTTAAAGAGCGTCGCTACTTGTAGCGTTGCGCTGTTCGTTCAGCGCATGAACGAATATTAGACCGCTAATAGGAACACGTCAATAGCAAACTAATAATTGATTGTAGCGGCTGCTGATCTTCGTGCGGGGCGCAACAATCCGCCGTGTTTAGCGAATTCAGAGAAACAAGGGGATGCGGGAAAAATGCACCGGCAGGGCTTCTTTCGATGCGAAGAATTTACGGACGGATACAAACAAACGTCTAACTTTTGCCTACCGTCGTACGAATGCGACAAAAAAGCCCGCGCAGGGCGGGCTTAGGAGGGAAGGTGCTGGTCGCGCTTTTCGTGTCTGCGCGATCTTCGATTTGGTTGTTATGTGGAGTGGCCCCGCCGCGCTGCTGTCGTGCTAATCAGATGCGTTCGCTCTGTTTGTGGACGATCCGGCCTAGAACGAACGTGTTGTCGTCGCACCGCTTTCGCGGATACCGCCGCGCGTCCAGGTTGTCGGAAGACAACCACCAGTCTCCGGAATCGCGCACCAATCGCTTTATGACGAGCTCACCGTCGTAGTTGACCGCAAAGACGTCACCGTCTGTCGGCTCTTTGTCTGCGGTGTTCACGACGACGGTGTCGCTGTCGGTGAGAGACGGTTCCATGCTGGCGCCGCGCACTTTGATCGCGTACAGCTCATCCGGGCTGTAACCGCGAGCATCGAACCACGCCTTCTGGAAGAAAAGGGGCGCTCCGTCACCATCGTCGAGGAAATCGACGGCGAAGCCTGCTACACCAGCGCTAATTCTGAACACGACTTTTCTGATTGCGATGAACTCGTCCGATTCGTCCGGGACGATTGCCACCTTCTTCGGGCGCTCGATCGGGCCGGTTCCTTTCTCGAGCCAATCAACGGAGCAGTCTAGGGCGCGCGCAATGGCGACTAGGTGTTTCGTCTTCTGATTGGGGTTTTTCTCAAGTTGGCTGATCGTACCTTGCGATACGCCGGCTTTCATTGCGAGATCTGACTGGGAAAGTCCGGCCTTTTCCCTTAATTGACGGATTCGGTCACCTATGCTCATGGCGCGAATCATATTAGTTTTCTCAAGTAGATAGCTATTGACACCTTCTATTAGCGTGCTAATATGGCACTCATGAACTGGAGCCAACTCATCCGCGACTGCCTCGACGCAGGCCTGACCCAAACCGAGATCGCCGTGAACATCGGCGCTTCTCAGGCTTCCGTCAACCACGTTCTGAGGCAAACCAGACAAAAGACCTTCGGGTACGAGAAGGGGCGGAAGCTCGTCGCCTTGCACCGTCGCCTGATGCGAGATCGGGCCAGGGTCGCCGCCTGACTTGTTTTGTCTGCGGGTTCTCATCATGGAGCGCACCCGCTTCTGCGTGAGTTTCATCGTTGTTCTTTTTATCAACTGAGGAGGTAAAGCATGTCGCGCCGAGCACCTAACGAAGTCAAGACGCGTCTTGACGATGACACCTACGAGGGCCTTCTGGCCTACATGGCGTTGAACGGCATCGAGCACGTTTCGGGCGCGCTCGAACGGGTAACGCGGCTGTTTCTCTTTGGCACAGTTGGCACTTTGCCCAAGAACCTCGTCTCTGTCGCCTCCCAAGAGTCCGTAATGGGGATCGCGGAGCACGCATGACCATCGGCAATACCGTCCTCCCGGCTCAAATTCCAGTTGCAGAACTGGAAAAGCTAGCGCTCGACGCCGTCCGGATGGGTGTGTCGATTCAGGAATTCATCGGATACCACGTGCTTCGCTCAGCATTTGGTGTGTCTCATCCGGTTGTAGTGGCTTTTGAAAGAAATAGAGCGGGGAACGGCGGGGCCTAAATCAAGCGTCTCGAACGAAGACGCGAAAGAAGCAAATAAAAGCCGCCGGCATGGCGCCTTCTATTTTCTCCTTTCAGTAGTCCTACGCGGCAGAGATGCCGCTGGAGTTGGCCCATGAATCAAGAGCATTACAGCGCGCGCTCCGGGCGCCGCGTCTCCGACACGCAGTCGGAGTCTTTTCACTCGCTGACCGTCAAGCAGCTCTGTCACACGCAGCAGATGGTGATGGACTGCTTCGACGGCGACGCGAGCCTTCTCATGCGCGAGCAGATCGCCGCGCAGACCAATCTGAAGCTCTCCAGCGTGTGCGGCCGTGTCCGCTCGCTGATCGATGCCGGCCGCCTGCACGTACGTGGCTCCGTGCGCGATTTGCACACGGGCAAGCGGCAGGAACTCCTCGGATTGCCTAAGGCTTAATCATGACCACGCCGAACCGCGACTCCCAGCGCGAAGCGCACATCCGCGAACTCTGCCACCGCATGACGGTGAGCGAGACGCGCGATGTCCGCGTGTGGCTCTGCGAAGAACTGAAGCGCGAGATCAAGGCGCTGAACGACGAGCGCCTGGCTCGTCTGAACGAAGCGCTCGCCGCGGTCGGAGTCTGACATGGATTGGTTCCGTTGGTGGCACGGCACGGTCACAGACCCGAAGTTCCAGTGGGTCGCGCGCCGCAGCGGTCAGGCTCTGCCGACTGTGATTGCTGTGTGGGCATCTCTTCTGGAATGCGGAAGCAATGCAACGCAATGCAACGCAGATGCAACGCGCGGCAACGTTGCATCGTTCGACTGCAACGATCACGACGTTCTTTTCGGTCTCGACGATGGCTCTGTTCAGAAGGTCTGGGACGCGATGGTCGAGAAAAAGCTGCTCGTCGACGGTCGCATTGCGGGCTGGGAAAACCGTCAGCCGAAACGTGAAGATTCCGGCAATCCCAATACTGGCGCGCTTTCCAGCACCGAACGCAGTCGCATCCATCGTGAAAGAAAGAAACACGTTGAGACGAATGGGGACGGCATGCAACGCGATGCAACGCAATGCAACGACAGAGAAGAGGAGATTAGAGAAGAGATAAACCTTACCAACCCTATCGGGTTGGTTGTCGCCAGCCCGGCTGACGACCAGTCCGATCAGCGTCCGAAGTCGTCCAAGCCTTCCTGCCCGCATCAGGAAATCATCGCCCTGTATCACGAGCTTCTGCCTGCAAGCCCGATGATCCGAGACTGGACCGCTGCGCGCGCTGAGCATCTCCGCTGCCGCTGGAACGAAGACCAGAAGCGCCAGAGCCTCGAATGGTGGCGCCGGTTCTTCGGTTACATCGCCAAGTCGGAGTTTCTGACCGGCCGAGCTACGTCTGGCGACCGCAAGCCGTTCACGCCGGGCCTCGACTGGATTTGCAAGGCTGAGAACTTCGCGAAGATCCGCGAAGGCCGATTCCACGACGCGGAGGCCGCATGAGCGCCAACGACATCGAGCGGGCCATTCCGCACAGCATCGAGCACGAGCAGAGCGTCATCGGCGCATTGCTGATCGACAACGACGCAATCGACCGCATGGGAGATCTGCGTGCCGAGCACTTCTTCCGCGGCGATCACCGCGCGATCTTCGTCCAGATCGTGAAGATGATCGAGTCGGGCGTCGGCGCCGACGTAATCACGGTCTACGAGCGGCTGAGCGCAGAAGGGCGCGCGGCAGACGTGGGCGGCCTGAAGTACCTGAACGACCTGGCTCAGTCGACGCCGAGCTCCGCGAACATCGCGCGCTATGCCGAGATCGTGCGGGACCGCGCGCAGAAGCGCGGCCTGCTGTCGGTGGCGGCCGAGATTCAAGACTCGGTCGGCGCGACGCCGGACAGCGCTGGCGTGCTGATCGACCGCGCGGCGGCGAAGCTCGAGACGCTCGGCGAGGCAACGATCAAGCGCGAGCCGAAGCTGGCAGCGCAGGGAATGATGGACCACATCAGCGCGTTGGAGCGGCGCTCTACCGGTTCTGACCGCGTCATCTCGACGGGACTCGACGACATCGACCGGCAACTCAACGGCGGCCTGCGTCCCGGCTGGCTGGTGATCCTCGCCGCGCGTCCGGGTATGGGCAAGACGGCACTGGCGCTGAACATCGCGACACACGTCGCCGTCGATCACAGCGCGCTGTTCCTGTCGATGGAAATGCCGGAGTCGGAGATCCACGACCGGAACATCGCGTCGCTCGGCCGCGTACCGCTCGACACCGTCATGCAGGCGCCGGAAGACGACAACGAGTTCTGGAACCGCGTCACGGCCGCGACGATGAAGATCAAGGATCTGAATCTCTACATCGACGACCAGGCAGCGCTGCGCATGCTCGACGTGCGCTCGAAAGCGCGCCTCGTGAAGCGCAAGGGCGGGCTGGACGTGATCGTCGTCGACTACCTGCAACTCATGACCGGTGACGGCGCGAACCGCAACGCCGAGATCGAAGGCATCTCCCGCGGCCTGAAGGCGCTGGCGAAGGAACTGAACGTCGCGATCATCGCGCTCGCGCAGCTCAACCGGAAGGTCGAAGAGCGCAGCAACCGCCAGCCGATGCTTTCGGACCTGCGCGACTCCGGTTCGATCGAGCAGGACGCCGACGCCGTGCTCTTCATTCACCGCGAGGAAATCTCAAACCCGGACTGCGGCGAACAGTTCTTCGGTTTCGCACAACTGCGCGTCGCCAAGTTCCGCCACGGCCGCACCGGTGACATTCCGCTGACGTATCGCGGCGAGTTCATGCGGTTCGAAAACCACGCCGGCGCATGGCCGACCGCGACGGTTACGAAGTCTTCACGCACGAGAGGGTTTGATTGAGACGAGCGGCACGAGTCGATGGGAACCAGGCGGAGATCGTGAAGGCGCTCCGGGCAATCGGGGCGAGCGTTCAACACCTGCATGCAGTCGGGCAGGGATGTCCGGATCTGTTGGCGGCGCTGGCAGGGCGAAACGTCCTGCTGGAGGTGAAAGACCCGAAGCAGCCGCCAAGCAAGCGAAAGCTCACGGATGACGAGGCAGTGTGGTTTGGGGCATGGAAGGGCGAAGCGTACGTAGTTGAGACGCCGGAACAGGCGATTGAGTGTCTTACGAGGAGCAGATGAAATGGCGGGCGGAAAAGTGTGGTCGAAAGCGGAGGACAAAATCGTCCGCGACATGTGGTCGAGCGAGCGACTGATCAAGGAATGCATCGATCTTTTGCCGGGGCGCAGCGAGCGGGCAATCCTGACGCGCGTGTGGGCTCTGAAGCTCGGGCCGCGTCCGGAAATGAACCGCCGCGCAAAGTCGGTGATCATGAAAATGGTTCTCGCTGAGATGGATCGTGGGTACGTCTTCAGTTCGCGCGACATCATGAACAAGTACGGCTGCACGCTCAAACACGCGAGCGACCTTCTCGCCGATTCGAAGCGCGCCAAGAAGATCCATGTGCAGGATTGGCGCCGGAGCCGCCCCGGTGGCTGCTACATGGCTGTCTATGGCATCGGCGACTTGCCGGACGCTGAACGCCCGAGCTCCAAGACGATGCAGGAATACAACCGCACGCGCTACGTCAACAAGCGCATGAAGGAAGGGAAGATCGGCGGCAACGTGTTCGCTGTCGCGATGGCGCAGGTCATGGGTCAAGAGACGCCGAAGCAGAGCAAGGGCCGGTACCGCAGCCGCCTCTACGTTCAGGAGGCCGCGTAATGTTGCCGTCCAATTTCGACCCGTATTTCGCCGTCATGGGCGTTAAGCGCCGCGACTGGTCCGCTCCAGCTCAACCCTCGAAGGTGACGCGATGAGCGCCGCGAGCATAGAAGCCATGAACATCGTTTTCCCCATTCTATGGGGCATCCTCTGCCTCGCCGCGATGGCGGCTCTCTCTCAGCATGGGAGCGCGGAATGACCGACCGCGAGCAATTCGAGAAGCACTACGAGGAGGCCGGCGGCTGCCTCCTCGCTACGGTGAAAGAGAAGCACTGGCAGACGTGGCAGGCCGCGCAAGCGGCTTTGCTCGCGGCAACTGGCGCGCCCGTCGAGATCCGCTATCTGCATGAGCAGGGGCCGCTCGACGCTGAGGCTTGGGATCGGCTTAGGAGGAAGGGGTGAGCAAGGTCATTCTCCGCAAAGACGAAACCGGCAAGCTCGCCGGCCTCGATGACAAGAACGAGCGCGCTTACTCGCGGTTCCGCAAGCAGCTCGGCGAGCTCCAGATCGGCGAGACGCTCGCCTTCGAGTTCAAGATCCCGCGCTCGCCGCGCTTCCACCGGCGGCACTTCGCGATGCTCGGCGCGTTCTTCGCCGCGCAGGAGGTGTTCGACGACGCGGAGCGCATGCGGAAGTGGCTAGAAGTCGGCGCCGGTTTCTGTGAGTTCGTGCCGGGCCCGCGCGGCGACTGGATTGCAATGCCGAAGTCGATCGCATACGAGGCGCTCGAAGACTCGGACTTTCGCGAGGTGCACCAGTCGATCGTGAAGTTCCTGCGCGATCCGCATGCTTACCGCTTCCTCTGGCCGCACCTGGACGACGCCGGCCGGGAACAGATGGTCGAGGCGATTCTGGCGGAGTTCGAATGACGGCGCGCCTGATTGGAATTCCGAAGCCGAAGACGTTCCGCAGCGAGAGGCTCCGGCGCGCGGTGGCCGCGCTGCCGTGTGTGAACTGCGGGCTGGAGTTGTCGACGCAGGCCGCGCACGGCAACTATGGCAAGGGAGGGGCAATCAAGGCGAGCGACGCACGCATTGCCGCGCTGTGTGTCGCGTGCCATACGGCGCTCGATCAGGGCGGCAAGATGACGAAGATGGAGCGTCGCGCGTTCGAGAACGAGGTGATCGCGAAGACCTATGTCGCGCTGATGGAAAAGGGCGCTTTAGAGGTAGTAAATTCATAAGAATCAATTGATTACGTACGATAATTCAAGTAAAATATAGGCATCCTAAATGAGAGAAAAGCATGCGGCCATTGATTGACGTGACGGGTAAGGTTTTCGGCCGACTCACCGTGCTGCGTCGGTCGGACATGAAGGTCGGCGGGGTAGTGAAGTGGTTGTGCCGCTGCGAGTGCGGGAAGGTAGTGCTAATCCGAGGCATTTCGTTGCGGTCTGGAAACACTTCGTCGTGCGGGTGCCTGCTGGATGACTATCTCGCCCGGCAGAAGGCAAAGGTGATTTGTTCGAGGAAGACGCGGAAGGTCTGGTCGGACATGAAGAATCGGTGCTTCAACAGCGACTCGGCGGGCTTCAAGAATTACGGCGCAAGAGGCATCACGGTCTGTGATCGGTGGATGGACATCGCGAATTTCGTAGCAGACATGGGCGATGCTCCTGACGGCATGTTCCTTGACCGAATTGATAACGATGGCGTCTACGAGCCATCGAACTGTCGGTGGGCGACACGTACGGAGCAGCAAAACAACACGCGCTCGAACGTCGTCGTCCAGTTCGCCGGCGAGCGGTTGACGTTGAAAGATTGGTCGCGGAGGACTGGCCTCCCATATCACGTTGTGAAGAAGCGGATAAAAAAAGGGTGGTCGGTTGATAGTGCACTGACCATCCCAATCGATGAAACGAGGTCGCATGGCCGTGCTGCGACGAGGTGACTATGCCGATCCCGCCGTTGTCTTGGAGCGGCGCGAATCTGGCACCTGCCGAGGCTGCCGTCACTTCGTCGAGCAGCGTGTCTTCGACGTCAGCTACATGGCGTGCAAGAAGGACCAGAGCAAACACTGGCGGGACGACTGGAAATCCAAGAAGTGCGGCCAGTACGACACGGGGAAGGGGTGAGAATGGATATTGACCAGAGCGCGCAGATCGAGGAATTGCTCCGCGAGTGGCACCGTTGGCAGGACGGCTATCGGCCTGCGCTTGGCGTCCCACGCTGCGACCCGACGTGCCGCGACTATCGGTCTGGCGACAGATTCCTCACAGCTCGGGAAAAGGCCGAGATCGCTGACGAGAGGGCGTGGAAGATGCGCTCCGAGCAGGTCGACGTCTGTGTCGACGCCTTGACATGGCAGCAACGCGCGGCGATCCACACGACCATGCGCAACAAGCAGTGTGGCCACAGCGTATGGAGAACGGGTCAGGCTGGAGATCAGCACGCCGTATATCAGGATGCAAAGGAAACGCTGCTACCGATGCTGCTGAAGCGCGACCTGATCAAGCCGCAACCGGTCGCAGCGGAGTCTTAAATTCTTGTTGTAAACCACGCGAATGTTGGGTATATTGACGCCGTGGTGCTAGAGTTGTCTCTAGCCAAAACGAACCCGCCTCGCGAAAGCCGGCGGGTTTTTGCGTTCTGATCCGCGCTTACTGCTCAGGGCAGGCACCCGGCAACACATACGGGGCAGTGAGCGCGCATGAGAGCGCAACCCCTTCCGCTCGCGTAGCGAATCCAATCACGGAAGACGCGGTTTCTGCTCTCGCCATATTGGAGCATCACATGTCCGACGCCGCACCCTGCAGCACCGAGCCGACCGTGAGCCGCCGCATCGAAGCGAACGCCATCGTCGACAAGCTCGAAACGTTCATCGGCAACTTCCGATTTCTCTCGGCAGAAGCGCGCGTGCATCTCGCGAATCAGTTCGACGAGCTGCGTACGTATCTGCCTGAGGCATGACCATGACGCCCGAACAATTCGCTTACTGGCTGCAAGGCTTCGTCGAGCTTGGCAAGGGTGAGGCGCCGACGCCTGAGCAGTGGAAGTCGATTCGCGAGCACCTCGATACGGTGTTCATGAAGGTGACGCCGACTGTCGTCGACGCGCCGAAGAAGAGCGAGAGCCTCCTGGAACGTGCCGTGCGCGAGAGGCGAGAGCGTGAAAGCCAGCATCCGTCACCGCCGTTCGGGCACTATCCATTCATTCCTCCGATTCAGCAGCCGCATTGGCTCCAGCCGGGACCGGGCGTCACGTACCCCGTCAACCCGATGACCGTAACCTGCTGAACACGTCCCCGTGTCTCCTCCCCCTTAGATGAGGGATTCGCGCCCCGGCTCATCGCCGGGGCGTTTCTTTTTGAGAATTCGATATGGCGCAGCAAAAGAAGGCCGCGCCGGACTGGGAGCGCATCGAAGCGGATTACCGGGCCGGCATTCTGTCGGTGCGGGAGATCGCTGGAACGCACGGACTCACCGAGGGTGCGATTCGCAAGCGCGCAAAGCGTGACGACTGGCAGCGAGATCTCTCCAAACGCATACAGGATAAGGCTGAGGCACTGGTACGCACCTCAGAGGTACGCACCGAGGTACGCACGGAAAACGCGCCTTCGGACGCTGTAATCGTCGAGGCGAACGCCAAGGTCATCGCCGACATTCGGCTGGCGCACCGCAAGGACATTTCACGCGCTCGCAAGGTAGCGATGTCGCTGCTCGGCGAGTTGGAGATCGCGACCGACAACATCGAACTGTTCGAGGAACTCGGAAACTTCCTCCGCAGCGACGATGACAAGGGGCAGGACAAGCGCAACGACGTGTATCAGCGCGTCATTTCGAGCGTCGGCCGCATCGACAGCATGAAGAAGCTGAGCGACACGCTGAAGACGCTCGTCGGATTGGAGCGTGAAGCGTACGGAGTAGGCAATGAGCCGACCGGCGGAAACAGCGATCCCAAGCAGTTCACTGCAGTTGACCCGATCGAGGCAGCCAAGCAATACGCGCTTCTGATGAATTCTTGAAATGCCAATCCCGTTTCCGTTTGACTTCCGCAACCCTGACTATGTGCAGGTGTTCGAGTGGCGAGCGGAGCGGTTGCAGCGCATTCGCGCAAATCCCGGCGCGCTGCCAGCGCTGAAGACGTTCTACAAGGACAACCCGGCCCAATTCATCATCGACTGGGGCATGACGTTCGATCCGCGTAACGTCGAACGCAACCTTCCGGCCAGCATCCCCTTTTTGCTTTTCCCGAAACAGGAAGAGTGGATTGTCTGGTTCATGGAACGCTGGAGGCAGCAAGAGCCGGGCATCACCGAAAAGACGCGCGACATGGGAATGTCGTGGCTTACGATCGCACTGGCAGATTCGGTCTGTCTGTTCAATCGCGGCGTGGTGGCCGGATTCGGCTCGCGCAAAGAGGAATACGTCGACAAGATCGGCGCGCCGAAGTCGCTATTCTGGAAGGCGCGGATGTTCCTTCAGATGCTTCCGCCGGAGTTTCGCGGCAGCTGGGACATCAACAAGCATGCGCCGCACATGCGGATCATGTTCCCAGACACCGATTCGACGATCACCGGCGAGTCCGGCGACGGCATCGGCCGCGGCGACCGATCGAGCTTCTACATTGTTGACGAGTCGGCGTTTCTTGAACGTCCGATGCTCGTCGACGCGTCCCTGTCGCAGACAACCAACTGCCGACAGGACATCTCCACGCCGAACGGCATGGGGAACCCGTTCGCGCAAAAGCGTTTCGGCGGGAAGATCAAGGTTTTCACGTTCCACTGGCGCGACGATCCGCGCAAAGACGAGGCGTGGTATCAGAAGCAGGTCAACGAGCTCGACGCCGTCACCGTCGCGCAGGAAATCGACATCAACTACTCGGCATCGGTCGAGGGTGTCGTCATTCCGTCCGCGTGGGTGCAGGCTGCAATCGATGCTCACGTGAAGCTCGGCATCGAGCCGACCGGCGCGCGTCGCGGTGGCTTGGACGTCGCCGATGAGGGCATCGACAAGAACGCCTTCGCTGGCCGGCACGGCGTTCTGCTTGAGTTCCTCCAGTCGTGGTCTGGGAAGGGTGGCGACATCTACCAGACTGTCGTCAAGACGTTTGCGATCTGCGATGAGCGCGAATACGAAGTTTTCGACTACGACGCCGATGGCTTGGGCGCTGGCGTGCGCGGCGACTCTCGCGAGATCAACGAGAAGCGGCGCGAAGCGGGGCATCGCATGGTGAGAGTCGAGCCGTTCCGAGGTTCCGGCGCGGCGCACGATCCCGAAGGCGAGATGGTCCCGAAGCGCAAGAACAAGGACTTCTTCCTGAACGCCAAGGCACAAGCCTGGTGGTCATTGCGCATGCGCTTCCAAGAGACGTATCGCGCCGTGGTTGAGGGCATGCCATACGACCCTGACGCGATCATCTCGATCCGCTCGGACCTTCCCGAACTTTCGGCCTTGATCATGGAGCTGTCGCAGCCGACCTACACGATCAACGGCGTCGGAAAGGTGCAGATCGACAAGAAGCCCGACGGTACGAAGTCGCCAAACTTGGCTGACGCCGTGATGATTGCCTATCAGCCTGCCGCGCGATCGCTCGACATCTGGTCGCGGCTCAACGGATAACATGCTGACGCCTCCCGCGTGGCAAGCAAGGATTTTTCTTACATGACACGCAAACGAGGAAATACTGTCGCGCGGGCGGCGAAGGTGGAAAGCGCCAAGCGATGGGTGGCCGGCGACAGCTTCCAGAACTTCGAAGCGCGCGTCGGATACGGCACGAACAACCAGACGTCCGGCTCGGGATACAGCTTTGACTTCATCAGTCGGAATCGTGTTTTGCTGGAGGCGATGTATCGCTCGTCGTGGGTGGTTGGCGCAGTCGTGGACGTCGTCGCCGACGACATGACGCGTGCCGGCGTCGAGATCAAGGCTGGCCTCGCTCCCGAGCAGAAAAGCGTCGTGCATGCGGCGTTCGAGCGCATGGCGCTGTGGGACAGCATCAACGACACGACGAAATGGTCGCGCCTGTACGGCGGCGCTATCGGTGTGATGCTGATCGACGGCCAGAACATGCGCACGCCGTTGAATCCGGACTCGATTGCTCCTGATCAGTTCAAGGGCATTCTCGTGCTCGACCGCTGGCTGATCCAGCCGACGCTGAACGACCTGGTGACGGATCTCGGCCCGGATCTCGGCAAGCCGAAGTTCTATGACATCGTCGCGGATTCGATGGCGCTCGCGCGTCAGCGCATCCACTACAGCCGCGTGATCCGGCTCGACGGCGTCGAACTGCCTTACTGGCAGAAGATCAGCGAAAACCTGTGGGGGCAGTCGACCATCGAGCGCCTGTTCGATCGGTTGATCGCGTTCGACAGCACGACGGCCGGCGCTGCGCAGCTCGTCTACAAGGCGCATCTCCGCACGCTGTCGGTCGATAGCCTCCGCGAATTGATCGGCATGGGCGGCCCCGCGCTCGAGGCGCTGCTGAAGAACGTCGAGATGATCCGGCGATTCCAGTCGAACGAGGGTATGACTCTCATCGACGCGAAGGACAAGTTCGAATCGCATCAGTATTCGTTCTCTGGCCTCGACAACGTGCTTCTGCAGTTCGGCCAGCAGCTTTCGGGTGCGACCGGTATTCCGCTGGTTCGCTTGTTCGGCCAGTCTCCGGCGGGCCTAAGCGCGACCGGCGACGCGGACATCCGCAACTACTACGACAACATCAAGCAGCAGCAGGAACGACGGCTCCGTCTTCCGCTCACGCGCCTGCTCGACGTCATCGTGCGCTCCGAGCTCGGCATCAAGCCGCCGAAGGATTTTCAGTTTTCGTTCAATCCGCTCTGGCAGCTTTCCGACACCGAGAAGGCCGACGTCGCGCAGAAGAACACCGACACGGTCACGAAGGCATACGACAGCGGCCTGATCAGCCAGCAGACGGCGCTGAAAGAGTTGCGCCAGTCCAGCGAGGTAAGCGGCGTCTGGTCGAGCATCGACGACGAGATGATCGAAGAAGCCGACGACGAACTGCCGGATCTGACTGAGATGAATCCCGATGATCCGAACGCAGGACAAGAAACGCAGCCGGAGCCGAAGCAGCCAGCCGCAAACGCGTAGAGCGGAAACGCAATACGCGCTGAAGCTGCGCCGCGTCGCGCAACAGATCGGCGATCTGATCAACGGCTTCCCGCCGGGCGATCCGTCCGTCGTGCCGACGATGACCGACATGCTGCGGCGCTACGCCGAAGCGCTCACGCCGTGGGCCGAGGCGACCGCCGCGCGCATGCTTTTCGACGTCAACCGGCGCGATGAGGCCGCGTGGGCTGAGCAGGCGAAAGAGATGTCGTGCGCGCTGCGCGATGAACTGCGCACGGCGCCGACCGGCGAGATCATGCGCGCGCTGCTCGCCGAACAGGTGACGCTGATCAAGAGCCTGCCGCTCGACGCCGCGCAGCGCGTGCACGACCTGACGCTGAAAGGCATCGAGGACAGCACGCGCGCGAAGGAGATCTCGAAAGAGATCCAGCGCTCGGGCCTGGTCTCGAAGAACCGCGCCAACCTGATCGCGCGGACCGAGGTCGCCCGCACGGCCTCAGTGCTGACGCAGGCGCGCGCCGAGCACATCGGCTCGGAAGGCTACATCTGGCGGACGTCGAACGACTCGGACGTGCGCCACTCGCACCGCGAGATGAACGGCAAATACGTGCGATGGGATACGCCGCCGCGGCTGTCCGATGGCACGGTCACGCACGCCGGCCAGATCTACAACTGCCGGTGTTATCCGGAACCGGTCATTCCAGACTGATATGCGCTTTTACACCGTCGAAACACTCGGTCCGAAGCAGTCCGTGACGCCGTCCGGATTCCTCGTGTGCCATGACGTCCCGATCGCGCGGACTGGAGAAATGCTCTACGGCGCCGGTGAAGTGCCGGTCGAGCCGAGCCGCGACGGCCTCATCCGCGTGTCGCGCGATGCCGCCGAAGTGTTCCGCCCGGAGACGATCGCGAGTTTCGAAGGCGCGGCGGTGACGATGGATCACCCCGACGACTTCGTGAACCCGTCGAACTGGAATCAACTCGCTGTCGGCACCGTGATGAACGTGCGCCGCGGCACTGGTATCGAGAACGATCTGCTGCTCGCGGATCTGATGCTGACGAACCAGAAAGCAATCGATGATGTGCGCGCCGGTCTGCGCGAGGTTTCGTGCGGATACGACGCGGGGTATGAGCAGGTAGAGCCAGGGCGCGGAGTGCAGCGCGAAATTGTTGGCAATCACGTTGCGCTCGTAGAGCGCGGTCGGTGCGGCAGCCGCTGCGCCATAGGCGATAAGGAACTTGACATGAAGAAGAAACCCACGTTTCTCGACAAGCTGCGCGCCCTGATGAAGGACGCGGAAGCCGAGATGGAGGAGAAGAAAGAGACCGACGACGAAGAGTCGGAGGAGCTCGAAGAGAAGAAGGAAAAGACCGGCGACGCCGCTCTGCTCAAGACGCTGATGAAGCGCATGGAAGCGCAAGACGCGCTCCTCGCCTCGCTCGCGACGCTCGTCAAGGCGCAAGCCAAGGACGCTGACGGCGACGACGAAGACGAGGAAGAAGAGCAGTCGGAAACTGGCGACGACATCCTCGAGGCTGAACAGGCTGGCAAGCTGAACCAGTCGGAAGTCGATCTCTATACCGGCGACTCCGCGAAGACGATCCTCTCGCGCGCCGAGATCCTCTCGCCGGGCATCAAACTGCCGACGCTCGACTCGAAGGCGAGCACCGCCGACCAGGCTACATCGCTCTGCAAGTGCCAACGCAAGGCGCTCGACCTCGCGTATCAGACCGACGCAGGTCGCGCGGCGATCGCCCCGTTCATCGGCGGCAAGACGGCGGACTTCGAGAAGATGCCCGTCGCGCTGGTCAACGCCACGTTCATGGGCGCTTCGGAACTGATGAAAGCGCAGAACAACGGCGGCGCACACGCATCGGCTGCTCCGACGAAAGACTTCGGCAAGCGCTCGACCGTCGCCGACATCAACCAACGCAACCGCGAATACTGGGCCGATCGGTCCGCCAAGTAAGGAGAAGCCTAATGGGCAACGCAATTCTGTTCCGCATGCCTTCGGGCATCCCTGGCGACATCTCGCGCCAGTCGCAAGCAACCGTCGAGCCGGGCGTTCTGAACTCGGCTTCGGCTTTCCCCGGCTACGGCCTGTTCGGCAAGGTGTCGAGCGGCAAGTTCGTACCGGTGGGCGCTGGTGACACGGCTGCCGTCGTCTACGGCCTGCTCGTGCGGCCGTATCCGACCGTGTCGTCGCAAGACCCGCTCGGCACGTCGACGCCGCCGACGACCGGCATGGCCGACATCCTGCGCCGCGGGTACATGACCGTGAAGAACAACGCAGGCACGCCGGCGCTCGGCAGTCAGGTTTATGTGCGCGTCGCAACGGCGGGTGCTGGAAAGCCGATCGGCGGTATCGAAGCTGCGGCCGACTCGACCAACACGATCGCCATCACCGGCGCGACGTTCATGAACGCGGGCGACGCGAACGGCAACGTCGAAATCGCCTTCAACATCTAAGGGGCCATCACCACATGAGCAAAATCATCAAACCGCTGGCGATGGCAATGGCAATCGCTGGCGCGCCGTCGATCATCACCCGCTCGCGCACGCGCGACAGCATGCTGACGTTCGACTCCCGCACGATCGACAGCACTGGCGCATTCCTGATCGGCGAACTCGAACGCCTCGATCAGCGTCTGCACATGCCGCTGTCGTCGGTCACCTGGTCGCGCGACATCGACCTGCGTGAAGACGTGTCGATCGCCGACGAAACGTCGTCGTTCACGAACTCCTCGTTCGCGGCGGCCGGTGGCGCATCGCCGAACGGCAAGTCGTGGGTCGGCAAGGATGCATCGGCAATCGCCGGCATCGCGCTGGACATCGGCAAGACGCCGAACCCGTTGACCCTCTGGGCAATGCAGATCGGCTGGACGATTCCGGAACTGGAATCGGCTCAGAAGCTCGGTCGTCCGGTGGATCAGCAGAAGTTCGCCGGCATGAACCTGAAGCACAACATGGACGTCGATGAGCAGGTCTACATCGGCGACACCGTGCTCGGCGTGACGGGCCTCGTCAACAACGCTGCTGTGACGAACGTCTCGAACGCAGTCACGGGCGGCTGGGGCACAGCGACCGCGGCGCAGCAGCTCGCTGACGTCAACGAGCTCTTGAACAGCGTGTGGGCAGCCTCGGCTTACGCCGTTTGCCCGGATCGTCTGCTTATCGACCCGCTGAACTACTCGCGCCTCGTCTCGACGCTCGTGAGCTCGGCCGGCAATATCAGCGTGCTCGAGTTCTTGAAGATGAACTCGCTGTCGAACAGCATCAACGGCCGTCCGCTGGAGATTCTGCCGTCGAAGTGGCTGACGAGCCGCGGCACTTCGAGCACGAACCGGATGGTTGCGTACACGAAGGATCCGGAGCGCGTTCGCTTCCCGCTCGTGCCGCTGCAGCGCACGCCGCTGGAATACCGCGACATCCGCCAATTGACGACCTATTTCGGCCGTCTGGGCGTGGTGGAAGTGGTGTATCCGGAGACGATCGGCTACCGTGACGGTATCTGACGATGGCGAAGATCATCGTTGAGAAGCCGTTCGTTCTCACCGATGCCGCCGGCCAGCAACGCGAGTTTGCGGCCGGCGAGCATGACGTGGACGACGCGACCGCCAATCACTGGTTCGTCCAGGCGCACGCGCAAGTCGTGAAGCCGGAGACGAAGACCGCCAAGACCAAAGGCTAACCGTGGACGCCAATCAATTCCGATCCGACTTCCCGGAGTTCTCCGACACGACGCGATTCCCCGATTCGCTGGTCACGCTGTGGCTGACGGTTGGAGCGTCGCTCGTGAACGAGTGCCGCTGGGGCGAGTTGACCAACATCGGGATTGAGCTCGTCACGGCGCATCACCTCGCGATCGCCGCGCGCGATCAGCAAGCTTCGGCAGGCGGCGGCATTCCGGGGCAATCCTCCGGGCCGATGTCGTCGAAAGCCGTCGACAAGGTCAGCGCCAGTTACGACACTGGCGCGGCCAGCCTCGCCGACGCGGGCTTCTGGAATCTCACTTCCTACGGCACGCGTTTTCTCGGCATGGCACGCCTCATGGGCGCAGGCGGGATGCAATTGTGAGCGGCGTCAAGGTCACGCGCGACCGCGTCGCATCCGTCATCAAGGCGGTGAGCGACCTCGCGACGAAAGACGTTCTCGTGGGAATCCCCGACAGCGCGCCAGAGCGCAAGGATGGCGAGCCGATCAGCAATGCGCAGATCGGATACATCCAAGAGAACGGATCTCCGGCGGCGAACATCCCGGCGCGTCCGTTCCTCGTGCCTGGCGTGCGCGACGCGCAGGATCGCATCGCTGACCGGCTTGGCAAGGGCGCGAAGGCTGCGCTGAACGGTCAGGATCAGGCGGATCAAACGCTGCACTCCGCGGGCCTCATCGGGCAGAACGCGGCGCGCGCGAAGATCAACAGCAACATCCAGCCGAAACTGGCTGATTCGACGATCGCGGCGCGCGTCGCGCGTGGCGTGACTCGCACGAACACGCTGGTCGATACAGGCCAGCTTCGAAACTCGATCACGTACGTGGTCCGCAAAAAGACCTGACCATGCCTCTACTCGACGTCTCCGACCTCCTGACCGATCCGGATTTCGTCGATAACTCGCTGACATGCACGCGGAGCGCGCAGACGGTAGGCGATGACGGCATGGCGGTCAACACGCCGACTGTTACGGCGTTCTCCGGCGTCGTCACGAACGACACCGGCGATCAACTGATGCGCGGCCCGGACGGCGCGCGCATCGATGGATCGATCACGATCCACACGCGCTTCCAACTGATCGACGGAAAGGTCGGCTTCGACGCCGACGTCGTGACGTGGCAGGGCAGGCAATACACCGTCGTCAACGTGCGCGACTGGTCGACGTATGGGCAGGGATTCGTGGCCGCGCAGTGCGCGCTGATCCCGTTCTCGGGAGGCTGACATGGCGAACGATTCCAGCACCGGCGGCTATCTCCAGCCGGACGTGCCGTCGCCGCCGCTCGAAGATGCTGCGCTCGACGCAGTCTTTCAGCAGTTGGTTGTCGGGCTGACCGGTCTGCCCGGCGCCATGGTGCGGCCGCGCTGGCAGCCGACCGTGCCGAAGATGCCGGAGCCGAATCAGAACTGGTGCGCCATCGGCATCACGGACATCGATCAGGATTTCGCACCGACGATCGTCCACGTGCCTGATACGGACGGCACCGACAAGCTTTACCGGAACGAGATCCTCACGCTGCTCGCCAGCTTCTACGGGCCGAGCGCGATGCAATACGCCGCGCAGGCGCGAGACGGGATATTCGTTGCACAGAATCACGGCATGCTCGTGCTGGACGGCATGGGCCTCGTCGACGTCGGTCGCGTGACCGCCGCGCCAGAGCTGCTCAATCAGCAGTGGCTGCGGCGCTTTGATCTTCCGTTCCGCGTGCGTCGTCAGGTCGAGCGCACGTACAGCGTGCTCAATCTGCTGTCCGCGCACGGCACGATCGACCGCGACCCTGACACGACAGACTTCGTCGTCGAGCAGTAAGCCCATTCACATCGGATTCATCGGCCCGCCGCGTGCGGGCTTTTTCTTTTCGGGACGCACACATGGCGAACACTCTGCCGATCAGCCGACTGGTCAAGGTCGCGATCACGCTCACGCAGTCCGCTGCGCAGGCTCAAAACACCTCGACGCTGCTGATCCTCGGCACGTCCAACGTCATCGACCTTGTGTCGCGCTTCCGCACGTACGAAAGCATCGACGACCTGGCGACCGACTTCGGCACGTCCGCCGAAGAATACAAAGCGGCTGTGCTCTGGTTCGAGCAGGCTCCGCAACCGACGACCGTCATGGTCGGCCGGTGGGCGAAGACGGCCGCCGCCGGCCAGTTGCTCGGCGGCACGCTGTCGGCCGCGCAGCAGGCGCTGTCGAACTTCACCGCAGTTTCGTCTGGCGGCATGAAGATCACGATCGACGGCACGCTCAAGACGCTGTCGGGCATCAGCCTCACCGGCGTCACGAACCTGAACGGCGTGGCCTCGGCGGTGACGACCGCACTCGCAAGCGCGGGCACCTGCGTCTGGAACTCGACGTTTGGCCGCTTCGAGATCACGAGCGCGACGACTGGCGCTACGTCGTCGGTGAGCTTCGCGCAGGCGCCGACGTCGGGCACGGACATTTCCGCACTCATGGGCCTCACGTCGACGACGTCGGGTGCATACGTCGCCGCGGGCGCGGCTGCCGAATCCGCTGTCTCGGCGGTGACGCTGTTCGACGCGAACTTCGGGCAGCAGTGGTATGCGCTTACGGTTCCGAGCGCGGTCGATGCCGATCACCTCGCAGTCGCTGCCTACATCGAAGCCGCGTCGACGAAGCACTTCTACGGCGTCACGACGCAGGAAGCAGGCGTGCTCGTCGCGAGCGACACGACGAACATCGCGTATCAGCTGAAGGGGCTCGGCTACAAGAAGACGGCCGTGCAGTATTCGAGCTCGAACGCGTACGCGGTCGCGTCGCTGCTCGCGCGCATCCTGACGACCGACTACACCGGCAACAACACGGTCATCACGCTGAAGTTCAAGCAGCAACCCGGCATCACGGCTGAGAACCTGAACAGCACGCAGGCGAACGCGCTCGAAGCGTTCAACTGCAACGTGTTCGTCGCGTACGACAACAACACGGCGATCATCGAGCAGGGCGTCTGCTGCTCGGGCGATTTCATCGACTCGGTGATCGGCGCGGACAACTTCGCGATCGACTTGCAGAACGCCGTCTTCAACCTGCTCTACACGAGCACGACGAAGATTCCGCAGACCGACGCGGGCAATCACCTGATCGCGACGACGCTCGAGCAAGTGTGCGCGCAGTACGTCACGAACGGCTTCCTTGCGCCAGGCACGTGGAATTCCGGCGGCTTCGGCACGCTCAGCCAAGGCGATTACATGCCGAAGGGCTTCTACGTGTTTGCGCCGCCGATTGCAAACCAGAGCCAGGCGGATCGCGCCGCGCGCAAGTCGGTCAAGTTCCAGATCGCAGCGAAGGAAGCCGGCGCAATCCACAGCGCGGACATCGCTGTCACCGTCAACCAGTAAGGGGTTTAGATGAGCGCAACGTACTCGTTTCTGAATTTCAATGCGTCGCTGATCGGCCCCGGCGGTGCAATCTCGCTCGGCGCCGGATGCGGCATTTCGGAGGAAGGCTTCACGGTCGAGTTCTCCGAAGACGCCGACAACATGAAGATCGGTGCCGATGGCACGCCGATGCACAGCCTGAATCCGAGCAAGGCGGGCAAGCTGACCGTGCGCCTGCAGAAGACGTCTCCGACGAATGCTCTGCTGTCGGCGATGTACAACTTCCAGCGCACGAGCTCGGCGAACTGGGCGCAGAACATCTTCACTGCGACCGACACGGTGCGCGGTGACGTGTACACGTGCCAGGGCGTCGCTTTCGCCAAGTTCCCGAAGAACGATTTCGCCAAGGAAGCGGGCATGATCGAATGGGAATTCAACGCCGGAATCATCGATCCGGCACTCGCCGCGGGCGTCTGATCATGACCGGAATCGTCGAAATCAACGGTCAGTCCTATCGGATCGGCCGCCTCGATGCGAAGAAGCAGTTCCACGTCGCGCGGCGGCTCGCGCCGCTGCTTGCGGGCCTCGGTGGTGCGCTGAAGGCAGAGGCGAAGGGCTTCGCGGAACTCGTCAGCCCGATCGCTGAAGCGCTCGCGAAGATGTCCGACGAGGACACCGACTACGTGCTCGACACGTGTCTGATGGTTGTCGCGCGCCAGCAGGGCGAAGGCTTCCAGAACGTCATGGTCAAGGGCGGCGGATTGATGTTTCAGGACATCGACCTGCCGACGATGCTTCGTCTCGCGGTCGCGGTCATCCAGCAGAACCTCGGCAGTTTTTTTCCCGGCGGGCCGTCGACTTTGACCGCGGCGGCCTGAGCGGGATCAGCTTCGTCTCCCTTCCTGATGGCGAAGATTGGCTTCTGCTGCCGGTCATGGAGGGGCTCATCAAGTACGAGTCCCTGATCGACGGCACGCTGGATCTGTGCGACGTCGCGCTGCTTAATGACGCGCTCTCGGTCAAGCGCGAGAACGAAGCGCGCGTGCAGGAACACATGGAACGGACGAAGCGATGAACGAAGAGGTCATCAAGGAGTTTCTGGTCTCGATCGGCTACAAGACCGACGAGACGAGCCTGCGCAAGTTCACGCTGTCGCTCCAGAGCGTCACCAAGACCGTGCTGAAGCTCGGCGCCGCAGTCGTGGCAACGGCGACGGCTGTCGTCGCTGGCGTCAAGATCATCTCGGGAGAGATGGAGCGCCTGTATTACGCCTCGCAGCGCACCGGCGAGACGGTCGGCAACATCATGGCGCTGCGGTACGCCGCCGGCCAGATCGGTCTGACAGCGGATCAGGCTCAGGCATCGCTCGAAGGATTCACGCGCACGCTGCGCCTGAATCCGGGCATGAACGGTCTGCTCGCGCAGCTCGGCGTGACCGGGAACGGCCCGCTCGAGCAATTCGAGAGCTTCATCGGCAAGATGAAGCAGATGCAGCCGTACATCGCGGCGCAGTATGCGGGCCTGTTCGGGATTGACCCCGACACGCTGCTGATGCTCGAAAACGGCCTGCCGAAGCTGCAGGCCGCGCAGGAAAAGTATCGCCAGAAGCTCGGGTCGTTCGGCATCAATCCCGAGCGCGCGGCGCAGGCAGGCGTCGAGTTCGACAACTCGGTGCGCGACCTCACGAACGACATCCACCTGTTCTGGGTGCTGTTGCAGGAGCATCTTGCGCCCGTTCTGGCGGAGATCTCGACTGAGTTTGAGAAATGGGCGTCGGGCCACGCCGACGAGACGGCCCGCAAGATCGCGACCGCGCTGGAAGCCGTCGCCAAGTGGGTGCGCGACATCGACTGGCAGAAGGTCGGGAAGGACGTCGACGTCTTCCTCGACAAGGCGATGAAAGTTGCGCAGGCCATCGGGGACATCGTAGAGCCGTTTTCCCGATTGGCAGACTGGTTCGGCGGGAAAGATTCTTCGAAGGATCAGACTGCGCAGGGCGACGAGCCTCCGGACGCGAACCCGAACGACAGCGCTTTCATCGCATGGGTGCGGCGCAAGCGGTACGCCTTCCAGCAATGGGCTGGCGCTGCTCCGTCCGGTGGCCAGCAGGCCGGATCGGCTCCGCTTGACCTCGGGAATGGCAGCAAGAACTGGAACGCACCGCGCGGCATCCGCAACAATAATCCGGGAAACATCCGGTACGGCGATTTCGCGCGGAGCGCGGGCGCAGTCGGCGCGGACAGCGGCGGCTTCGCAGTCTTCTCAGACATGCAAACCGGTGTCGAGGCGACTGCCAAGCTATTGCGCAGCTACACCGCACGCGGCTTCAACACGATTCGCAAGATCGTCTCGCGCTGGGCGCCGGCAAACGAGAACGACACGCAGGCATATATCGCGGCGGTCGCGAAGCAACTGGGCGTCTCGGCTGACACCGTGCTGTCGGGCGATCAATTGCAGGGCGTAGCCGGATCAATTTTCCAGCACGAGAACGGCTCTGCATACGGCAAGCTCGGCGCGAGCGCCGCGCCAGCCGCATCGAAGTCAGTGACGATTAGCCAGAAGACCGACGTGCACGTTCACGGTTCGCCTGACCCAGGCGGCACCGGGCGCGCCGTCGCGGGCGAGCAAGCGCGCGTCAACGCTGATCTCGTGCGTAACATGACAGGAGCATACGTGTGAGCGTTCTCGGCTTCATCGAATCGGGCGCGCAGCTCGGGCTTCAGCTTCTGACGATGAAGCCCAAGCGCGGGCTCGTCGCGCAGGACGGCGGATCGTCGATCGTTGCGCACGCGACCATTGAGGAAGTCCACCAGGACGAGCTCGAAGTGACTGAGCATCCCGTCGAGCAGGGCACGGTCATCGCTGATCACGCTTTCGTCCGGCCTGCTGATCTGATCATCACGGCAGGCTGGTCGAATAGTCCGAACTCAACGAGCCTGCTCGGTGCTGTGGGCGGCTTCGCGGCCGCTCAGAGCAGCGCCGCGCGCGCGCTCATCGGCGCTGTCGAGCTCGGCGCGGGCTTCATCAATCTGCTCAGCGGCGGCGTCTCGCCGGTGCAGAAGGCGTATGACAACCTGCTCGCTGCATATCAGGCGCGAACGTTATTCACGGTCTATACCGGGAAGCGTCCGTACAAGAACATGATCATCAAGTCCCTGTCAACGACGACGGACAAGGACAATGAAAATTCGATGCTGATCCGGATCGTGATGCGTCAGCTCCTGATGGCACAGACCCAGACGGTGACTGTTCCGGACTCGAGCGTCATGTCGAACCCGGCGAGCACTGCGTCTTCCAGTGACGCAGGGACCTTTCAATTGGAGCCCGCTCCAAACTTCAACGCTACGGCATTGGCATGACCGCATACGAGATTCCGCTGTCCGCCAAGCCGCAGACTTTCAGCATCGCGCTCGGCGGCGTCACTTACAAGATGACGCTCCGATGGAACGTGCCGGCCGCCGCATGGATGCTCGACATTGCGGATGCGACGGGCAACCCGATGGTCGGAAGTATCCCGCTCGTGACGGGCGTCGATTTGCTTGGGCAATACGCGCATCTCGGCTTCATCGGGCAACTGGTGGTGCAGACCGATCACGACCCCGACGCGGTTCCGACGTTCGACAACCTCGGGACGACAGGGCATCTCTACTTCGTGACCTCATGAGCGATCAATTCGGACGGAAGGCGACGCTGATCGTTTCGACCGGCTCGAATGGCCTCGACTTGTCGCAGCTTAGGTTCCGTTTCGAGGTGCGGCAAGCGGACACGCAGGCGCCGAACACGCTCTATGTGCGCGTGTACAACCTCGCGCCTGCCACTGTGAAAGCGATTCAGGGCGAGTTCACGACGATCACGCTGCAGGCAGGATACGAGAAGGGCAACTTCGGAATCATCTTCCAAGGCACGATCAAGCAGTTCGTGCGGGGGAAAGAGCGCAACGTCGATTCGTTTCTCGACATCTGGGCGGCGGACGGCGACGAGTTCTATAACTTCGGCATGGTCAATCAGACGCTGGCGGCCGGCAGCACGCCGAAGCAGATCCTCGATTCGATCACGAAGCAGAACGCCGATGCTGGGAATCTCCCGTACGCGACGGATGTGAACGGCCTCGTCGGCGGGATCCCCGCGCAAGCACTTGCGCGCGGCAAGGTGCTCTTCGGGATGTCGCGCGACTACGCGCGAGACTGGGCCGCGAAGAACGGGTTCCGCTGGAGCATTCAGAACGGGCAGGCGGTGGTCGTTCCGGTCACCGGCTATCGGCCAGGTGAGGCTGTCGTGCTGTCATCGACGACCGGTCTCATCGGCGTGCCGGAGGCGACTGAAGATGGCGTGCACGCGCGCATCCTGCTAAACCCGCTAGTGCGGATCGGATGCCTCGTGCAGATCGCGCAGGCTGACATCAACACACTGACGATCAAGCAGCAGGGGCTTTCGTACACCGGCCTGTCGGCTGCGGCGCAGACAACGGCCGCAGGGTTTTACCGCGTTCTCGTCTCCGAGTTCGTCGGCGACACGCGCGGTCAGGAATGGTATTGCGATCTGACCTGCTTGGCGGTCGATACGTCTGCGCCGGCGGGCTCATCGGTTCAGACGGCTGGCTAACGCTCGATCATCTGCGGCAGCGTGACGCCCGTGAATTTTCGTCCGTCCGGGAGCTTCCCGGAAACGACGGGAACGAAGTTGCCTTTCTCTACAGAGAGCTTCGTTCCGGCCGGGACCATTACGCATCCGTAGTCAGACGGCCTCGGCTCTGCGCCGTAGTCGTAGCCATTGACCAGTGTGGCCTGTCGCCTAAGTTCTTGAGGCAATGACCGGCGCGCGTGCCGCGCTGAGTTGATCCGCCCGTACATGAATTCTGCAAGGTCGTACGAGCTGCACACTAACGCGCCGTCTACGAGATCAATGCCGCGTGCGGTCGGAACTCGAGCAGTTCTCGCAGGCTGTTCCGCGACGGTGGCTGGGGCGATCGTGATCTCGGGCATGTCAGTCGAAGCGGCTGCGGCCGTGATCGGGATGACGAAGAGCAAAGTCGTTATTTTCATTATCAGGTTCCTATGCTTCAAACCGAACGCTCCGCCAGCATCGAAGACGCGCTGCGCGCCGCGCTCGGCGGCAACCAGGCGGGACTCTGGACGGCGCTCCCCGCGATCATCCAGAGCTTCGACGCTAGCGCATTGACCTGCACTGCGCAACCCGCCATTCAGGCGCAGGTGCGCGCGCAGGATGGTAGCACTTCCTGGGTGACGCTTCCGTTGCTTGTCGACGTTCCGGTATGCTTCCCGCGCGGCGGCGGATGCACGCTGACGTTTCCGGTCACGGACGGCGACGAGGCGCTGATGGTGTTCTCGTCGCGCTGCATCGACGCATGGTGGCAGTCCGGTGGCGTTCAGGTGCAAGCCGAGCTTCGGATGCATGACCTGTCGGACGGCTTCGCGATCCTAGGGCCTTTCTCGCAGGCAACGAAGATCAGCGGCGTGAGCACGAGCACGACGCAATTGCGCAGCAACGACGGCTCGACGTTCGTCGATCTCGACCCGTCCGGAAAGGTCGTCAAGGTCAAAGCGCCGGGCGGCATCACGCTCGACACGCCAGCCGTGACGGTGACGGGAATCATCAACGTGCAGAACGCGAACAGTGCGCCGACCGCGATGGCGATCAACGGCAATACGAATTTCACCGGTCAGGTATCCGCGAACGGGCACCGGATCGACGAATCGCACAAGCACACCGGCGTCACGACTGGCGCAGGTCAAACAGGATCGGTCGTCTGATGCGCTATCGAACTCTCGACGAAAACGGCGATTACTCGTTCGGGCAGGGATCGGCCAACTTCCTCGTCGACTCGCCAGCGGCCGTCGCGCAGCTCGTGCTGACCCGGCTGCGGCTCTCGACCGGTGAATGGTTCCTCGACACGACTGAGGGCACGCCGTACGCGACGGAAATCCTCGGCACCGGCACAGCGGCGACGCGCGATCTTGCTGTGCAAGAACGCATCCTCGAAACGCAGGGCGTGACGGGTATCGCCGATTACGCGAGCGTCGTCGACCCGGCAACGCGCGCATTCACGGTCGCAGCGACCATCGACACGATCTACGGCCAAACGACAATCACGGCGGCTATCTGATGGCGACTTACCCTCTCGCAACGCTCGGCCCGACGATCACGAGCGCGGGGATCTCTATTCCCTCGTTCAACGATGTCTATCAGAGCCTGATCGCGACCTTCCAGAGCATCTATGGCTCCGACGTCGTCGTGACGGCAGACAGCCAGGACGGCCAGTGGATCGCGACAATCGCCTCTGCGATCAACGACTGCAACAACGGCGCGGTCGCCTGTTACAACGCGTTCTCGCCCGCGACGGCGCAGGGCGCGAACCTGTCCAGCGTCGTCAAGATCAACGGCATCGCTCGCAATGTGTCGTCGGCATCGATGGTTGATGTGACGCTCGTCGGACAGGCCGGAACACCGATCACGAATGGCATCGTCTCGGACGGCGTCAATCAATGGTCCCTGCCTGCGAGCGTAACGATTCCGCCGGGCGGCTCGATCGTAGCGACGGCGACGTGTCAGACGGATGGAGCGGTGACGCTCGCATCTGGTACGTCGCTGCAGATCTCGACGCCGACGCGAGGCTGGCAGACTGCGACGACCTCAAGCGACGCCGATCCGGGCGCGCCCGTCGAAACAGACGCGGCGCTTCGAAAGCGTCAAGCAACATCTGTCGCGATTCCGTCGCTCACGGTTCTGGCAGGCATCATCGGCGCCGTCGCTGGCGTATCGGGCGTGACGCGCTACTCGGCATACGAAAACGACACTGGCGCGACGGATTCGAATGGCATCCCGGCGCACATGATTTCGCTTGTGGTGGAGGGTGGCGACTCGACTGCGATCGCAAATGCGATTGCGGCCAAAAAGACGCCCGGCGGCGGCACGTACGGCACGACGACCGTCACCGTGACGGACGTCTACGGCATCCCTCACCCGATCAACTTCTTTCGGCCGACGACGCAGGCGATCGCGGTCGCAGTTTCGATGAAAGCCCTCTCCGGCTATTCGTCTGTCACCGGCGCAGCCGTTCAGCAGGCGATCTCCGACTACGTGAATTCTGTCGCGATCGGTGGCGGGGCTGCGGGTGCGGTGGAGTGGGACTCGTGCATCGCGGCAGCAAAGGGCGTAAGCGGTGGCAACACGTTCAAGATCACGTCTCTGACCCTCACAGGCCCGGGCGGCGCAGGATCTCCTGACGTCCCTCTGGCCTTCAACCAGTCCGCAACGTGCACGCCGGCAAGCGTCACTCTCACGGTTACCTGATATGACTGACGTCACCGATTACACCGGCCTCGTCACATCGGAGCACGCCGATAAGCCGAACTTCATGGCGATGGTCGGCGGCGTCGCGCAGGCGTTCGTCGACATCCAGAATCAGCTCTCGGCGACTCCTCCAGCGTTCGATCTCGATTCAGCGGTTGGCGTGCAGCTCGACGCTGTCGGACTCTGGGTCGGCGTGACGCGCAACGTAAGCACGCCGCTGACTGGTGTGTATTTCTCGCTCGATACAGTCGGACTCGGGTTCGATCAGGGTGTGTGGCAAGGGCCGTTCGATCCTACAACTGGAGTCGTCTCGCTCGATGACGATACCTACCGTCTCCTCATCCGCGCGAAGATCGGCGCAAATAGTTGGGACGGGACGCTCGGCACCTCGGCGGCGATCCTCAACACCATCTTCAACAAGGGCAACGCCGCAGTTACTGGGCCGGTGTCGATCACGGCGAACGGCGAGCCGTTTGGAACAGGAGATGGATCGACCGCGCAATTTCACCTTAAATACGGTGGACAGCAGGTTCTTTCAGTCTCATCGGTCGATGTGTACCGCGCAGACTGGCAAGGCAACCAGTTGCTCTATACCAACGCGCGGGTCAACGGCATTGGCGCGTCGGAGGTGTTCTCGTCCAACTGGCCGATGACCAGGGCGACGGTGACGCAGCCCGGAACGGTACTGACGCCGCGCGGCACGAGCGCGTTCAAGATCGTCGAGGACACCTCGGCCAGCACCTCGCACTACATCTCCCGGGTCTCTGCGAGCAGCTATTCGACCGGAGATAACGTCTGTGCCTCTGCACTGTTCTATGCAGGTGAGCGTTCGCAGATCCGCTTCGGATTTGCTCAATCAGGTGCATTCACAACGTCGACATCATGTCTGTACGACCTCGCTACGCAGTCGGTTACCGTGGTCGGAGGATCGCCGAATTCGTACGGGATCATCGACCTGGGCGGTGGATGGCTTCGCTGCTGGATCAACGCGACGGCGACGGCAGCTGGAACCGCTACGGTCCAGTGCATTCTGGCATCTGGAGGTTCGAGCTCGTACACGGGTGACGGCGCGAGCGGGTTGTACATCGATGCAGTCCAGGTTGAACGCCGCTCTGGAACTTCCTCGAGGCCGACTTCCTATATCTCGTGCCCGACGACTGCAGCCACGACTCTCGTCGATTACGCGGTCGACGGACTTGGGTCCGTGATCCTCACGGTGGCGCCGCTCGCTGGTTCCACCCTTTCTTGGAGCGGCAGCGGGACGATCTATCCCGCAGGAACCTACGTGTTCATCCAGGACAACGGCGACATGTCCATCACATATGGCATCGCCGGAAACGTGCCGAGCGCGATCTTCCTCGCGCTGTTGCGCGGCGGATACATCCCGCTGAAGCCCGAGGCAGTCCACATCAACGGCTACTACGTGACATCGAATCCCGGAAGTTCGCTCTTCGGATTCGATGTCGAGAACAATTTGATTTCCGGTTTCGACGTCGGCGCATGGGGCGTCGCAGCCTGACCATTACGGAGCATAAATGGCAACGAATGATTTTCTTCCGTTCGCGACGGGCGGATCGGCGAACGTACTCACGCAGGCGCAGTGGGCCGCGCTGTCCGCGCTCACGAATGGCTTCCAGTCCGGCGTCGCCGACTCGAAGTCCCTGAACAAGGCGTGGCGGCAGTCCAGCATCATGTCGGCGGTGCTCGCGCAGTTCATCGTGAATCAGACGGGGCAGAATGCGACCGACGACGGCACGACGGCAACGCTGATCACGAACCTACTCGCCGCGGTGAAGGCGTCGTCGAATGCCGTTGTGGGGACGTCTCGCAACCTCGCAATGACCATCACGACGGCATCGGCCAGTGCGACGCTGACGGCCGACGAAATCATCGTCGAATCGGCGCTGGGCGGCCTGACCTACAAGCTCGCCAGCTTCAGCAAGACGGTCAATATCTCGACCACTGGCGCGGGCGGCATGGACACAGGAAGCCCGCCCGCGAATGGATTCGTCGCCCTGTATGCGATCTACAACCCGACGACGCAGACGGCTGCGCTGCTCGCAACGAATGCTACTAGTTCGGCTGCGCCGAACGTGTACGGCGGCAGCAATATGCCTTCCGGCTATACGGCGAGCGCGCTCGTCTCGGTGTGGCCAACGGGAAGTTCGCTTCTGAGCGCTGGTTACCAATACGATAGGCGCGTCTATCGCATCAACACGATTCTCAGTAGCAACACGACTGCAGGTTCCGCATCCTATGCTTCGCTGAACATATCCGCGGCCGTTCCGCTGAATGCAAAGTATTGCACCGGGAGTTTTTCTCTGGTGAATTCGACGGCCGGCGCAACCAACAATATTGGTCTCGCGGGGGAGCCGACCAATCTTGCGGGGCTTCAGAACGCCTCCGCGATTTCGACCAGCATTGGCATGCCCTTCGGTGACGTGCCGCTGATCACTCCGCAGACGATCTATTGGACTGCATTCACGAGCGCCGGCACGCTGTCGTACACGGCAACGGTGCGCAGCTACACATTCTGAGGGATCTATGCCTGAGACGATTAACGTGCAGTTCACCGATGACACAGAAGCCACCATCAAGGGTTATTTCGGAGCGCCTCAAGACGCCTCCGAGTATCCGAACATGGGGGCCATAGAAAGATCCGATGCGAGATGGAGGGCTTTCTATGAGAGTCTTCCGTCGCTGATAAGTGAAGATTTGCCTTCGCCAACGGCTTGAACCTGAAATGGAGAGGAATTTCATCTCTCCATCTCAGATGCTTTTCGAGTTCGCACCTGACGGACCGTCCGATGTGCCGCTTCACTTCTGCCTGTTGGAAGCAGCTTGCGAAAGTCAGAGACAGAGCCGAATTCGATGTATCGGTATGACAACCATGCGATCAGAACGGTCGCGCCTAGGTACGCAGTATAGGTTGGGACCGTATAGGCAGATGCTCGGAAATGCGCGATGAGAGGGGCATGCCAAATGTAGAGGCTGTAGCACATCAGACCAAGCATCTGAAGGGGCCATACGGACAAAGCGCGCGACGCGGTCGCGCACCCAACGAGCAACGCGTTTGTCGCAACGAGAAATCCGATGTCCATCGGAATAGTAAATAGGGCGGCTGTTTGCGGGGCAAACGACCCGTGACTCCACATTGTCCAGAGCGTGGCTGACGCGCATATCAGAAACAATCCTGCTGCGAGTTGAAGCGCCGGTCGGGCGAGCATGCGACGTGTCGCAAACAGGTGGGCACCAAGCATGCCGAACGCGAATTCATCGACTCGTCCGAAAACTGAGTCGGATATGTAATTCAACACGCGCCTCGGATCGGATAGAACGATGGCGTGTCCAGCGATGCGAACCGACAGCGCCAGCAGGATCACGAAAGGCAACACCTTACGCCATCCGTATCGATTAATCGCAATGACGATTATCGGGAAGAGCAGAGAGAACCAAAGTTCCACGCCGAGCGACCATAGAACCCAATTTTCAGCGGGAAAGAACGTCACGCGGCGATAGACGAAAGTCGCGAATAGGTAATCCACAAAGGCACGGTAAAGCGAAATATCGCCCAACTGGTGGGGCGACGCTAGAAGGAGCAGGACGAAGGTTGATGTGTAGTAAAGCGGAAGTAATCGGATCGCTCTGTGTTTGTAGAACGTGATCACCGAATCTCGTCCGTCAAACTTTCTTTTATCTGTTGCGTACGGGAGAAAGAGGACGAAGCCTGAAAGAAAGAAAAAGAGATTTACTCCAAGCCAACCGCTAGATGCGACTACGGTCAATGGAGTTAATGGTAGGGCGGGATTCGCGAAGAAGGCATAGAACGAGTGATGGAAAACCACGCCGACGATTGCAACGCCGCGTAGGCCGTTCAGTACAGGTAGTTTTTTCATGAACTCGTCTTGGTGCAACAGCAAGGGTCCGCAATTTTACATTAGATGCAGGTCGCCTTTGACGGCCCCTGCCGACCCAGTAGGACGATCGGTCGATTAATCACCAGCCGCCTCCGGGCGGCTTTTTATTTACGGGGCCAACTCTTGAATCCACCCGCGCACCTGGAGCGCCGCCACAGCAATGAGGAGCGGTTCGCGATGATCGATCAGCAATTCGAGGACTTCCAAGCGCAGATCGACCGCCGATTCGAGGCTGTCCACAAATCCATAGAAGAGAACACGGCACTGACGAAGTCGGCCGACGAAAGATCTCTTCGGATCGAAAGCAATACGCGCGCACTCGTGGACATCTTCAGTCGCGCGGGGCAGAGCGCAACGTTCTTCGCGCGCATGGCGCGCTTCCTTCGCAGCGCGGCGATCTACATCGGGCCGTTCCTGACGGTCGGCGGGATCATCTGGGCGCTCGCGCACGGCAAGTGGCCGGGAGATTGACATGCAACTGAACTCGACGATCGTCGCCGCCGGCACTGGCGCGACGCAGCTTCGTGCTGCGCAATGGCTGCCGCATCTGCAGGTCGCATGCGACCGCTTCGCGATCAACACGTCGCGGCGCATCGCCGCCTTCCTCGCGCAGATCGGCCATGAATCCGGCCGTCTCGTCTACACGCGCGAGATCTGGGGGCCGACGCCCGCGCAGGTGCGATACGAAGGTCGGACGGATCTCGGAAACAGCCAGCCCGGCGACGGCAAGCGCTTCATGGGTCGCGGACTGATCCAAATCACCGGCCGCCGGAACTATCAGCTCGCGAGCGTGGGCCTCGACCTTGACCTGATCGCGCATCCGGAAATGCTCGAGCAGTCAGGTGCGGCCGCGAGTTCGGCCGCTTGGTGGTGGGCCAATCACGGCCTGAACGGATACGCCGATCTCGGCCAGTTCGATCGCATCACGAAAATCATCAACGGCGGCACGAATGGAGCAGCCGACAGGTTCGCGCTTTACGGCGCCGCGAAACAGGCACTCGGCATCTGAGCCAAAGGATCTTTCATGCAAATCGGTCTTGCTTCCACGTTGCGCACTACGCGCTCGACCGCCATCGTCACGGCCGCAGGCGCTTCCGCAATTCTCACGCTCTACAGCGGCACGCAGCCGGCAACCGGCGGCCCCGCGACGACCGCGCTCTCGGCGCATACCTGCTCGTCGAGCCTCGGCACGGTTTCGAATGGCGTACTGACGTTCAATGCGATCGCGAACGCGACGGCGTCGGCAACCGGCACGGCGACATGGGCGCGGCTCACTACGTCGGGCGGGACGTTCGTCGCAGACTTCGACGTGAGTACGACGGCCGCTGGGACGGGTGTTGTGCAGATGCCGACAACGAGCATCGTCGCGAACGCGACTGTTACCGTGAGCTCGGGCACCCTCACCGAAGGCAACGCATAAGGGCGAATCGTGGGCACTCTGACCGGCTCGCATACCGTCCTCGCCGGCACTGAGACCTTCAACCTCTCATCGCCGGCACAGACGGATTGGATTCAGTTTCCGCAGTCGGCGACGTCCGTCAACCGGAAGTCTGGCGGCGGCTCGACGATCGGGCTTCCGACGCTGATCGGGTCTGGCGTCACTTGGACGGGATACACAGACGGCCCGAAGATGACGTGGACGGATGGCACGCCCACGGCATCAGCGACAGCGCTCGCGGGCGGCATCTACGTCGACAACACGACCGCGACAGGGCAGGGCTATCAATTCACTTTGCCCGCCGACACAACGAGTCGAACGGCGACGATCTATTGGGCGGCGTATTCAAGCGCATGCACGCTTACCGCGACGTTATCTGACGGCAGCGCGACCGCCTACACCGTATCGCCCGGCACTACAGGCAGCGGAAATCAG